AATGTACGAGTAGTATATGAAACTGATGTCAGTAGTGATACTGTATTTGCTGTAGACTATGGCTATTCTATAGGTTCACTTTCTTTAGAAGAATTTCAGCTACTTTCAAATAATATAATACCAAAGACACTTACCACTAAAAATGATTATTTATTAGCCGCTAATATTACAGAAGATTATTTTGATGTAGATCAAACTTATTTGGATGCAGTAGATGCTACTGGAGATCCTGCAGGAACCTGGATGGCTTTTTTAGATACCAGAGCATATCGTTGGAGATATAATACTGGTGCATCACTTCCTGGAGTACAGACTATGACTGCTGGTACAGATAATGCCGCTGTTGCAGAACCTAATGGATACTATCCCTGTCTATCTGGAACGACAATTTCACAATTTGGAGGAGCTTGGCAAATTATTATTTCATGTGATCCAGTACAAGAAGTAGCAGATCTTGGTTATATTTCCTTTGTAAACTTTGTTACAAATTCTATATTAACTTTAAATGCATATTTACCTATATATATTGAACCTGCCGGCGGGGGAACTGATACTTGTAGAATAGATTTAAGTACAGTAACTGATATTTCTTATACTGGTGGAGCTGGTGCAGGAGAACTCACTATTGATTTTGGAAGCATGGTTACTGGGTATGAACCTTCTGCTGAATATGATGCAGATACAGATGATATCTGGGTATCTGCTATGACTTATCAATTTAACTATCTTACCGCTGGTGTAGGCACTTGGCAATGTGTATTAAATCAGGATGAAACTGATCAAATTATAGTAGACAATGGTTCTGGTGTAGATTGGGGTGTAGTACCAGAAACCGACTCTGCTTCTAATAAATATAATGATATAAGTAATGATACAGATGTAGCTGGTACTTATGAATATAAGTTTATAGAAGGTATAGTAGGTGCTCCATCTTCTCCTGCAACATTACTAGAATTAGGAGGTACTGGTAGATTAATTTCATATTCATTTGATACTGAAACTATTACTTTAGGTACTCCTTATAATCTAGATGTAGTTAATACATATCCACTAATGAAACCAGATACAGCTTCAACTGCTTATGATAATCCAGAAACAGCTTCTACTAAAGTTGGATACCAAAGAGATGAAGTATATCGTACTGGAATAGTTTTCTTTGACCTAATGGGTAGACCATCTTTTGTTAAATGGATTGCTGATATTCGTATGCCAAATTGGGAAGAAGTTCCAATTATGAGTTCTGCAAATAATGCAGATATATTATTTATTAATTTTCAAATAGATTGGACAGAACTTCCTACTGGTTTTAAAAGTCAAATATCTGGAATTAGATTTGTAAGGGTACATAGAGAAGATTTTGATAAAACTATTAAGGGTGAGGGAATAATTCAACAAATATTTCAATATCAAGCTGGTAATTTTTATAGTCCACCACATCCAACAGATACTGCAAATTATGACAGTGGTGGGGCAGATGAATTACCAGAAGCGGATGCTGAAGATGCTACTATAGTAAATTTTGTATGTCCAGAAGTAGTATTTAATAAAGAAATGACCATGAATACAAGTGGTTTTCTAGAAGTTATTGGTAATTTAACATTAGATAATACAACTGGTACAGCTAATAGTGGCTATCATGAAGATGTCGATGGATTACAATCAATAAATATATCAATATTATATAATGATATTGCAGAAGGAACTATGGATATTGCAGATAGAGCTGATATTAGAGCTATTAGTGATGAATGGATCTTGACTACTCCAGAACCAGAAGATCCGCCTGCACATGTTATAGACGGAACTACTTATCTTAATAGAGCCTGTTCATTTACTAATGCAGGAGGAGATCCTTATATAGGATATAAAGGTACATCTATGTTAATTGGGTTAGATGCCGCCTTTACCACAGTTCCTGCCGGTGGTAATGATTATGAAGGATTGTTTGGGGTATATCGTATACCATTAGGAACTTCTATATATGGAGGAAATACTTATGAAAATAGAACAGTAAATACTTATATTCCCTGCAGTGATTTTATAGAATATGATTCTACAGTAACTGATTTTGATGTATATGGTGGAGATACTTATATTAATATGTTTCAGTATTTATATTCTTTTTATGATGAAAATGCTCAAGGAGTATTATTATCTATGCAATCTTATATAACCTTTCCAGTAGAATCAAGTATAAATCTTAATTACAGAACAGATTTACTTAATAAATATATTACATTTTGTTCAGGTGTGGCAGACCCAGATTATTATGTAGCTGAATTAGAATCTACTGGTATAATTCAATTTCCAGATACTTATCCAGAGTTATTAGGAGATTTATATAAATACAATGGGGTATATTCTGCATATGATAAATCACATCAATATATTCCAGAACCATATGATTTTCAAAATTCTGTAGATAAAGATACTACAGTTGTTTCTTCTGAAAGAAGTTTTAATAATGAATATTCAGATAGTTGGTTAAAATTTAAGTTTAATAATTATCAAATATTAGATGGACAATATGGTTCTATTACCAGAATTTTACAGAAAGATAATAGAGTTGTATCGTTTCAACCAAAAGCTATAGCATTGCTTTCAGTATTAGAACGGGAGGTTGTACAAACACAAAATACTCAAACTCTAGGAGTTGGTACTGGTGGAGTATTATCTAGATATGATTATATAACTACTTCTTCTGGGGCATCATTTCATAAAGGAATAATTTCTACTGATGTTGGATTATACTATGTAGATGATCATAATAATAGTATAAGAAGAGTAGGTGAAACTATTGAACCTATTTCTGATAGTAAAGGATTGAAATCTTATTTAACTGATTTAAATATAGTAGATGTAATAGGTGGGTATGACCCTAGAAATAGAGAAGTTCTTTTTGCAATAGAAGATGAATCTGTTGGATGGTTGGATGTTATTAGTTTTAATGGATATTTAAATAACTTTTTAGGTTTTTATACTTATACCCCAACTAACTATATCTGGTTTGATAAATATTTAATATCTACTGATGATAGTGAAAACTTTTTCTTACATGATGCTGGAAACTATGGAGTATATTATGGTGGTGCTATTCAAACTTCTACTATTACACTTATAGTTAATCCTGCACAATTAAATAATTTAAGGTTTGATCTTTTGGAGTGGCTTACTATATCTAGAAATGGTGCAGGTACAGAACAACAGACTGATACTTTTAATATACTACAAATAACTAATAGTTATCAAGATACAGGTGCTTTAACATTACCAGGAACTACTGGAATAACCAGACGTATTCGTAAGTGGAGAATAAATTCTTTAAGAGATAGTTTATCTAATACTGGAAGACTAAGAGACACTTATATTAAGGTTAAACTAACATATAATAATACAAATAATTATAAATTTGTATTCAACGATCTAAATACAGTGTGTTCATCTACTAAATTTAGATAGAATTATTATTGCAAAAAATTTGGAAATTTCATTTTAATATATTATCTTTGTAGATTATGGCTAAAAAACGAAATAAAAAATCTGATATAGACAGAGTTAAAGAGTATTGGGGCGATCAATCTCTGGATATTTTAAGGGAAATACAAAGCCCAATACCACGAGCTAAATTTCCCTTTGGAACATCAGCTAAAGTTCAAAAAGGAAAAATTCCTTATATTGGAGATGTTCCAGATTCTGATTATACTGCCCCAAATATACATAATTTAAAAATATTAAATACACATTTAACTGGAACTTGGAGAATGAAAGATCCAGCCTTTCAATTTAGAGATAATTCTGGAAAACCAGAAGCATCAGATGTTTTTAAAAGAGGTATAGATGAATTAGTTGCCGAAAAACAAATGGCTATTAATAGATTTAAAAATTATAATAGAAGGGGATTACCTAAAAAAGAAGATGGAGGAGTTCTTATGAGTGCTTTAAGTGGAGCTGGCGCTGGTGCTGCATTAGGTCCTTTTGGTATGATAGGTGGTGCAGTATTAGGAGGAATAAAAGAAATTATGGGGCAACGTGCAGAAAAAGAATTACTAGATGAACAAAAATTAACAGAAAGAAAAAATGAACATATAGCAATGAGATTTGCAAATTTACCTGTAGCAAAAAATTTACCTGTAGCAAAGGCAGGTGGATTTATAAATTATAAAGGAGATTCCCACGAAGATCCTTCTGGGGGAATAAAAATTGATGGACAAGGTAATGCTTTAACAGCTCTTAATAAAAGTAATCCTGTAGCTATTGTTGAAAATAAAGAAGTAGGTTGGTTTACACCGGATGGAACTCCTTTTATTTTTAATAAAAAACATGCTAAAGAAAGAATTAAAGATATTAAAAAATATAAATTAGATACTGATAAAAGTCTAGCAAAATATGATCCACTAATAGATACTATGATTGAGAAAAAATTTGAAAATGGCATGATAGCACAAACTTTAGAAAACGAAAAGAAAGGGATTAGTCCTACTGGTGGATTACCAGTGGCTAAATGTGGAGGTAAGGTTAGGCGTATGCAAACTGGTGGATATGCAGATGAAGACCCGCCCTCTTACTTAGATAGAATTTCACCTAGATATGGTATTCCACCTAATGTAATTTTTCAAGATCCTAATGCTGTTAGTACTCCATTTGATCCTAATAATACTATTGAAAATTCATATTTATCTAATTTATATGGTAATCCTAAATATTCTGCTGAAAAATTTAGATTAGGTACCGATCCATTATCAAAATATAATTCAACTGATAATATATCTAAAGGTAATACTTTAACTACCCCAGCTTCTTTTACAAAAAGAGATACTATAGATAAACTAGATCCATTTCTTAATACACCGATTTCGATTGATCCTACAAAACTTGTGGATAAAAAAGGAATGTTAGATAGATCACAACAGGCTATTATAGACAGCGAACAATTTACACCAACATTAAGTCCATTAGGTCATGTATTATCAGGCGCTTCAGCTCTTTTTGGTAGTCGTGCTTTAAATAAAATTGAACCAGAAGATGTTTCTTTTGGTAGAGTAGCACCAGAACGAGTTAGTTATGCTCGTAGTAGGCAGGGATTAACTGACGAAGCAAATGCTGCTAGACGTATTAATGCAGTTACTTCCAGAAATTTAGGAACTAATGCAGGGGTTACTTCTGCTAATATTATGGCAGGCAATACTGGGGTTAACAGAGTATTAGGTCAAAATATTTCAGAAAGTTTTGAAAAAGAAATAAATACTAATGCTGAATTAAGACAACAGGCTAATATAATGAATGCTCAATTAAAGACTCAGGAAGCTCAATATAATGATATGATGAGAAATTCATTTAATGCTGCTAAAGTTCAGGCAGACCCATTTGCTAATTTATCTAGGGTGGCTGCAAGTTATTTTGCCGATAATGCTGCCTATGGTAAGGGATATGATACTATGAGAATGTTTGCACCTAACGCAAATGTTAGAAAAAGACCTGGTTTTATAAACTTTATGTTAGGTAAAAGCGTTGATGCTGATTTTTATAATGATGACTATAGAAAATTAACTTAAAATGGCTATACAAAATCCTAATTATTATAGAGGACAATATAATCCTTATGGGGAAGTTAATTATACTCCAGATATTATATCCATGTATAATCCCCAAGCAGAACAACAGTTTTTAGAAGGAGTAATTTCCAGACAAGGTAGATATGATACTGGTGTTGCTGCACAGGCTCAAGAAATAGCACGTATAGGAGATCTTGAAACATATGATCAAAATTTATTAAAGGCACGTATTAGTGATTTTGAAGGAAAAGTCAATACTTTAGTTAATGATAAATATAAAGGAGATTATAGTGCTGCAGCTAATGATATTGTTAAAATGATAGGACAGGAACGTGCTCACCCTTTTTATCAGTATAATAAACAGAAAACTGAAGCCGTTAAACAATATGAACAGGCTAGATTACAATTAGGTGCTAACTTTATGGCTACTAAAGATCCTAGATCAGTTGGATATGATCAATGGGAGCAGGGTGCTGATTTTGGATTTACACCAATTAATAAAAATGATATAGTAGCTACTAGTCAAAATATATTTAGTCAGATGGCTAAATCTATGAGAGAGGATCCTAGAATGATTGGATTAGATTCTAATGATCCATTTGTTAAAGTAATTAGTCAGAGAGGTTTTAGAACTCCAGAAGAGGTAGATAGATTCTTACAAACTGAGGCAGGACAAATGATGGTAAATCAGGTAATTGATTCTATGCCTGAATTAGCTAATTTAGATCAGGATGCTGTTATGGATGCAGTACGTCAAGGAGCATACAGTGCTATAGGTCAAACTGATGTTAATTATATGGCTAACCCCGGTTATGTAGCGGGTGGAAATAATACTGGTGATGGAGACTTAGTACATCCATCTAGAGAAGTGGGGGCAGTAGGTAGTTATTTTACTGATCCATTATATGCTGATGCTGCACAGGCTGTTTCAGAAGAATTAGGATTTAAAGATACTGAGGAATTATTAGGTTCTCAACAAAAACGAAAACATGTTCAAAGAGCTAGAGCTATATTAGCTTTGGTAACGGGTCAAATATTACCAGTATTACATAAAAATGGTTATCTATCTGTAGCTGCAGATGCTGCTGTAGGTAATTTAGCAGATTTATCTCATATACAAAAAGGTGAAGATTCTAATAAAAAATATACTAGTGAAACCCCTTTAAAAGACTATAATCCAGAAAGAGCTGCAACAAAGGTTTTAAATCGTTTATATGGTGGATCAGATAAAAGAAATTTATTATTTAATCTAAATACCATTTCTTCTATGGAATCTGATAAAATTACATTATTTAATAAAATTCAAAATCAATTAGATATAGAAATACAAAGAAGTATTAATGCTTTACAAAGTCCATTAACAGTTGGTATAGATAATAATAGCAGTAAACAGTTAAAAGCAATGACTACGGATAATTTACATGTAAATGACTTTGGTATGACACAGCAAGGATTAGTTTTAGGATTATCTGGAGAAGATTCAGAAAATAATTCTAAAACAGCTACAATAGTGACTAAAGATCCTGGTTTAATGATTCAAGTTATAGAATATTTAGCACAGGCTAAACCAATATTATGGAATCAATATCTTACTTATCTAAATCAATTAGCTACAGAAAATCCTGATTTATACGGACAACATCAATTAATGTTGACTAATAGGCATCCTGAATTATTAGAACAAGAAAAATAAATATGGCACTTCACGAATCTACTAAACGACTGCAGCAAGAAAATGATCAAAAATTTGGGCCTGATCCTTTCTTACAAAAACTTCGTAATTTAAATTTATATACAAATACTTCTGAAGGAGTAGCATCTTTTAATGAGCGACCTTTAGGGGGACAATTACCCAAATCAACTTCACGTAGATTAGGAGGATTATATAATGCAGTAGATCTTAATGAACAGTTAGCACAGCAACAGGGGGCTGCTCAAGAATTATTATATGTACTTCCAAGAGTAGCAGTTAAAGTTGCTTCTGAATTAGCTCAGATGCCCGGTTATGCTGTTGGGGCACTTGATTGGGCAACTAATGGATTTAAACCAGAAGAAATTGGTAAAATGATAGATAATGAATGGATTCAATCTGTTCAAGAAATAGAACAAAATGTTAAAGATGATGTTTTACCAATTTTTGTTTCAAGAACTGTTCAAAATGGTAGTTTATTAGATAATATATTATCTCCAGAATTTTGGGCAACTGAAGGAGCAGATGGTATTGGTTTTCTATTAGCTATGTTAGCCCCTGGACAGATATTAAAAGCAGGTCAAGTTGGTGAAGCTTTTGCAGAATTTACAAGAATAG